GAGAACCAGAAGTGCCTGATTTCAGTTCATATGATTACAAAAAAGCACTTTCTGGTGAAGACCGGGCGCGGTACAGAGAACTCGTCATGCAATGGCGGCGACGCAATCCGGATGCTGAAGTGTCGGTCAACGGATTGAGTGACGGCCAAGTCCTTCAAGCCTTGAAAGACGGTGGCGAAAAAGGTTTCGGGCCCGACATCTTAGAAATCAAGCCACCCGGCAACAGCTTCGACAGTTCCCGAGCAAAAACATACGCCAAACGTGATCCGCAATACAGGATCAAAATCACCGACTCGGTGGTCAACTTCCTCAACAAAGGTGATTGGGGCAAGGTCAATGGCCAGGAACTAGATCAATACAACATTGTTGATTTGAAAAATCCGCATTCAATGCAACATTATATAAAAGACATTTATGAAGATATAGACGATCGAAAGATCGCTGGTTTTGAGCTGACCAACGCGCTCGACAAGGCACCTCCTGAAATGCCGCGCTTCATGACGCGTGGGCAGTTCCTGAAGCTCCTGGAACCGGATGAACCGCAGAAGTTCGCCGAGGGCGGCTTGGTGACTTACGATCCGCACGCCATCAATCAACTCGCCAAACAAATCACGCAAGGCTTCGCTCAAGGCGGCTTGGTGACCTACGACCTCGGTGCGATCACGGCGCTCGCCAACAAATTCAAAGAGGATTTCCATGTCTGAACCTGACGCACAACCAGAAGGCGACCTGATAGAGCTAGAAGAGGAAGCCTCTGATGTTGAGGACACGGAAGATGGCGGCGCTTTAATTAAGCTGGATAACGAAAACGACGCCGAGCAACACCTGGCGCACTTCGCCAATATCGTTGACGAGGTTGATCCTGGCATGCTCAATGAGGCTGTTCAGGAGCTACTCGAAAAGATTGACAAGGACAAAGAAGCTCGCGAAAAGCGCGACAAGCAATATGAAGAAGGCTTGCGTCGCACAGGGCTCGGCGACGATGCGCCCGGCGGCGCGCAGTTCAGCGGCGCGAACAAGGTCGTGCACCCGATGTTGGTTGAAGCTTGCGTGGACTTCAGCGCGCGGTTCATGAAGGAGATTTTCCCTCCCACAGGTCCTGTTAAGTCTAAAATCTACGGCATCCAGGAAAAAGAAAAGGTCGACCGCGCGCGCCGCAAGACCGAGTTCATGAACTGGCAGGCCATCGAACAGATGTCTGAGTTCCGCTCTGAGCTTGAACAACTCAGCACACAGCTGCCGTTGGGCGGCGGTCAATATCTCAAGCTGATGTGGAATGCGCAGTGGAAGCGTCCCTGCAGCGAGTTCATTGCGATCGATGATATTTACTTGCCGTTCGCCGCCACCAATTTCTATTCCGCTGAACGCAAGACCCACGTGCAGTACGTCACGAAGATGGAATTCAACCGGCGCGTGAAGTCGGGGATGTACCGCGAGGTGGACGTCGGTCAACCTGGCGAGCTCGAGTTCAGCAAAGCCTCCAAAGCCAACGACAAGATCGAAGGTCGCAAAGACGTCGCCTACAACGAAGATGGTTTGCGCGCCGTGTTCGAGATCTACACGCACCTCGATTTTGATGATGGCGTAGAACCTTACATCCTCTCAATCGACAAGAGCTCCGGCAAAGCGTTGAGCTTGTATCGCAACTGGGAGCCTAAAGACGAGCAGCGCAAAGAGCTGGAGTGGATTGTTGAGTTCCCATTTGTGCCCTGGCGCGGCGCGTATCCCATTGGCCTGACGCACATGATCGGCGGGTTGAGCGGCGCGGCCACAGGCGCATTGCGCGCATTGTTGGATTCAGCGCACATCCAAAACATCCCGACGCTGTTGAAGCTCAAGGGTGGGCCCAACGGCCAGACGCTCAACTTGCAACCCACCGAGGTGGCGGAAATCGAAGGTGGCGCGCTCGTTGATGACATCCGCAAGCTCGTCATGCCCATGCCGTTCAATCCGCCCAGCGCAGTTTTGTTCCAGCTGTTGGGCTTTTTGGTCGATGCTGGCAAAGGTGTTGTCCAGACTTCGTTCGAAAAGCTCTCCGATCAGAGTGTAAACCAGCCTGTCGGCACGACCTTGGCGCTCATCGAGCAGGGCATGGTGGTTTTCAGCTCGATCCACTCGCGGCTGCACAACTCCATGGCGCGTGCGTTCAAGATCTTGCACCGCATCAACAGCGCTTACCTCACCGATGAACTGATTGAAGGTTACGATGCCGGGGTGGACATCAAGCCCGAAGACTTTGATGGTCCTTTGGATGTGTCGCCGGTCTCTGATCCGGCCATTTTCTCGGAAGCGCAGCGCTTTGCTAAAATTCAAGCGCTCATGCAGCGTGCGGCGATGGTGCCGAACATGTATGATCAACGCAAAATTGAGGAAATGTTCCTCGAAACGCTGAAAGTTCCTCAAAAAGATGTGCTCAAGTCTGAACCAGGCAAGGACGACGTCGATCCCGTCTCAGAAAACGTGGCTGCAACCATGGGCAGGCCTGTTTACGTGTTGCCGAAACAAGATCACATGGCTCACATCCAAACGCACGTAGCGTTTCTGAAGTCGCCGCTGTTCGGCATGAACCCGGCGATCACAAAAACGTACCTTTACCCCATCGCGTTGCATTTGCGTGACCATCTTTTGAATTACTACCTCACCGAAGCGCACGAAGCCGTGCAAAAAGCTGAAAATCAACAGCTTATTGGCGATGAAGCGCGTGAACAGGTCAAGGTCATCTTGAAAGTTCAGCAGTTCATCGAGCAACAGCTTGGCGGGTTTGCTAACGAGCTTGCGCAACTGACTCAAGCTGCAGAGCAGTTCAAGCCGCAGCCGCCGATGCCGCCCGACAACACCATGCAAGTGGCTCAACTTGCCGCGCAAGTCCAACAAGCCGCCATCCAGCAACGCGCTCAGAGCGATCAGGCGCGCATCGCTCAACAAGCCCAGACCGAAGGCCAAAAGCTGTCCGAAAATCAAGTCGAGCGCGACGAACGCTTGCGTCAAGAGCAGCTGCGGCAGACGTCGGAAAACGAACGCACCGCCGCAGAGATTGCTGCGCGCGAGCGTATGAATACAGCTGACAACGACACCGCAATGCGCCTCGCTACCGCAGAAATCGTCACCGGCGAGAAATTTTCAGTTTCCACCGGCGGCGGAATAAACCCAGGAACCCGTTAACAACAAGGAGCTAGACTATGAGCGACAAACCCAAGGCCAGCACGGTCGAACTGAAAAATGATTCGTTGGTCAAACAGCACACTCGCATGGCAGCTGGCGAAAAGATCAACGGCCAAAAGCTCCCCACCAATCCTAAGATGGCTAAGACCCCGGCGTGACCGTAGATAAGCTTTTCAATCGCCTCAAAGCCGACCAGCAGTCGTTCGCGCTGGACGCTTTGCGGCGACCTCAAGCTCGCGATGCTTTTGAATATGGGTATCGTGTTGGTGTGGTCGCAGGTTATGAAACCGCGATCAATTTAATCTTGCAACTTTTGAAAGAGGAGGAAGAGAGTGGCTCAAACTTATGAGGACGCAATCGCGGAGGCTTTCCCGGCAGTAGCTGCCGGAATTCAGCCTTTCGGTAGCCGCGTTCTGGTTCAAATCCGTACACCCAAGCGTAAAACTGCAGGCGGCATAATTCTTGACACTGGGACGCGTGACACAGAAAAGTGGAACACCCAGGTCGCGAAAGTCATATCGCACGGTCCTGTTGCTTACCGCAATCGCAACAATCTTGAGCCTTGGCCAGAAGGCTCTTGGGCGCATCCGGGCGAGTTTGTCCGCGTGCCAAAATATGGCGGCGATCGTTGGGAGGTTGCCATCAACAACAATGACGCTGCGTTGTTTGTGATTTTCAACGATCTAGACATAATCGGCAAAGTGCAAGGCGATCCGTTAGCGATACGCGCATTCATCTGAAAGGAGATGATCCATGGCTGAATTAATCAAAGAAGACGACGACAAAAAAGAAGAAATTGTAATTATCGAGGACGAAAAGAAGGTCGACCCAACCGAAGCAACCGGCGTCGAAGACGACAGCAAACCTCAGACCGAAAACGACGAGGAGGGTGACGAAGAAGACGAAAAGGAACGCGAAGCAATTCGTGAGCGTCGTCGCGCAGAAAAACAAGAACGCAAACATCGTCGCGAAGGTGCAATGAAGCGCGACAAGACTGAGCTTGATTTTCTGCGCAGTCGCAACGATGACTTAGAGCGTCGTCTTTCAACTCAAGAGCAGCGCGCTCATCAGGTTGATTTGAACGGATTCGACGCTCAAATCCACAACGCCAA